CTGGTGGGTGTTGTTAGCAACGCTCCAGGGTCAAAAGGCACAGCCGCACCTAGCGTAATAGCAAAGGCACTTGACGAAGGCGCAAATATACTTGATGCTTTTGCTGTGCCATCAGATAAATTTCCAGATGGTTTCTTGCCGCAATACTACGGTGAGTTTGGATTTGAAGAGGTTGGACGCGTGCCGTTCGACAAAGAAATGTATGTGGCCGATCATGGCGAACTTGCTTATGAGGATTTGCTCGAAGCATGGCGCTCGGACGGCTGGGATGAAAACATGGGCATGCCGCCCGTGATTGTAATGAGATGGAATGGATCAGATGCAGACAGAAGAGCAACGGTTGCAGGCATTCGCGGGGCAGGTGCGCCAAGTCATCGGGCCACAACTAAAGGGATTGTCGCCACGGCAACAGGATCTACTAGACGCGTCCCTGACCAAGCTGTTCAACCTCAACAGGCTGGTGACGGACGCGGAGATACGGGGCAGGCTGGAACTGGTGACGGATTTCGTCTCTCCAGCCGCGCAAGAGAAGGTGCAAAAGGTATATTGGGACTTACGCCTGAACAACTCCGAAACCAAGGCACCCCAGCCGAACAAATAGAGCGAATAATGGCGATGCGTAACATCGGTCAATGAACCTTCAGATAAAAACACCGCGCTGGGCGCTCCCTATACTGAGCGACCCAGATCCGCGCTACCTTGGCGCATATGGCGGTCGTGGATCTGGCAAGTCTCACATGTTTGCAGAGATGTTGATCGAGCGCAGCATCATGGAGCGCGTGGACGCTGTATGCGTTCGAGAGGTGCAGAAGTCCTTGGCTCAGTCGGTCAAGAAGCTGCTTGAAAACAAGATTGAAGAGCTAGGTGTCTCGCACATGTTCCAGATCAAAGAGTTTGAGATCAGATCCGTTCATGGCGGCATCATCATCTTCCAAGGTTTGCAGAACCACACAGCTGACAGCATTAAGTCTCTTGAAGGTTATGACATCGCTTGGGTTGAAGAGGCGCAGAGCTTGAGCCAGTTCTCATTGGACATTTTGCGTCCGACCATCCGCAAGCCCGGCTCGCAGCTGTGGTTTACTTGGAACCCACGATATGACAGCGACCCAATTGAGGGTCTTTTGCGTGGCCCATCTGCGCCGAAGAATAGCACAGTCGTTGAAGTGAACTTCGAGGACAATCCGTGGTTTCCAGACGTTCTGCGAGACGAAATGGAATACGACAAGAAGCGCGACCCGGACAAGTATCTGCACGTCTGGAAAGGCGAGTATGTGCGCAACAGCGAAACGCGTGTTTTCAAGAACTGGACGATTGAAGACTTCGAAACGCCGCAGGATGCGGTTCACCGAATGGGCACTGACTGGGGTTTTGCCACCGATCCGACTGTGGGCATCCGCTGCCACATTGTCGGGCGCAAGTTATATATAGATTATGAAGCATATCAGGTTGGGTGCGAGATTGTTGATACGCCTTCGCTGTTGATGTCGATCCCAGAAGCTGAAAAGTGGCCCATGGTGGCAGACAGTGCGCGACCGGAGACAATCAGCCATATGCGAAAGAATGGCTTTCCGAAGATCCAGCCAGCGATCAAGGGTGCAAAGTCTGTTGAAGAGGGTGTTGAATGGCTAAAATCTTTTGACATTATTGTTCATCCGCGTTGCAAACACACGATTGATGAGTTGACGCTTTACAGTTACAAGACCGACAAGGACACTGGGGCCGTTTTGCCCGTTCTCGAAGACAAGGACAACCATGTGATCGACGCTTTAAGATATGCCTGTGAAGGCGCCCGAAGAGCCAATGCACAACAGAAACCAAAAGCGAAGCCAATTGCCACAATTATGCCAATGGCTCGGTGATTGTTTTTTCTGTGAATGTGTTTTATAGTGCAGGCAACTTTTATTGTGAGGCGAAACTGTGGCAAGAATGACCAAGAAAGAGCGTTTGGCGAACATCCACGAAGAAGCGCTTCTGGAATTTGACAGCATACAGGGCACCATGCGCCCAGAGCGCTTGCAGTGCATTGAAGATCGGCGGTTTTATTCCATCGCTGGTGCGCAGTGGGAAGGCGATCTTGAAGAGCAATTTGGAAGCAAGCCGCGCTTTGAGGTCAACAAGGTCCATTTGTCGGTCATGCGGATCATTAACGAGTATCGCAATAACCGCATTACTGTTGATTACGTCAGCAAAGATGGCGACGAAGACGACAAGCTGGCGGACACTTGTGACAGCCTGTTTCGCGCCGACGAACAAGACAGTGCAGCAGATGAGGCTTATGACAACGCGTTCGAAGAGGCCGTTGGTGGCGGCTTTGGTGCATTTCGCCTGCGCGCTGTCTATGAAGACGAATACGACGAAGACAACGACAATCAGCGCATTTGCATAGAGCCGATCTATGACGCTGACAGCACGGTGTTCTTTGATATGGACGCCAAGCGCCAAGATAAGTCAGATGCGCGCCTGTGCTACGTTCTCACCGCCATGACGCGCGATGCTTACATTGCCGAGTATGACGATGACCCCGCCTCATGGCCCAAAAATATCCACAAATATGAGTTCGATTGGGCAGCGCCCGATATGGTGTATGTCGCAGAGGTTTATCGCGTTGAAGAAGCGTCCGAACTGATCCGCATTTTTCAAACGATTGACGGTGAAGAAGAGCGTTACAGCGAACGCGACTTTGAAGACGATGAAGCGCTGGAAGAAACTTTGGATGCCATTGGCACGATTGAGGTTCGTCAAAAGCGCGTAAAGCGCCGCAAGGTTTGCAAATACATCATGTCTGGCTCTGGCATTTTGGAAGACGCTGGCTACATTGCGGGGGCAGAAATCCCAATTGTGCCTGTTTATGGCAAACGCTGGTTTATTGACAATATAGAGCGCTGCATGGGTCATGTTCGCATGGCTAAGGACGCGCAGCGCCTGAAAAACATGCAACTTTCTAAACTTGGGGAAATTTCTGCGCGGTCTACTGTTGAAAAGCCTTTGTTTACACCTGAGCAGGTTGCTGGCTTCGAACACCTGTGGGCCGAAGACAACGTTAAAGAATACCCGTATCTCCTTTTGAACACGGTGACGGACGCAAACGGAAACGAAAGCCCTGTTGGACCAATTGGTTATACCAAGCCTCCACAGATCCCGCCAGCGCTGGCCGGTCTGTTGCAGACTACAGAGCAAGACATATCTGACCTTTTGGGCAATCAAGAAGCTGGCGAGGAGATTAACACCAACATTTCCGGCAAGGCGGTTGAACTAATCCAGAACCGCTTGGATATGCAGTCGTTCATCTATATGTCAAACATGTCCAAAGCAATCAAGCGTGCCGGTGAAATTTGGCTTTCGATGGCCCGTGATGTGATGGTCGAACCTGGTCGCAAGATGAAGGGCATGGGTTCTCAAGGTGAACTTTCGAAAATCGAACTTGTCAAACCGGTAATGAACCAAGAGACAGGCGAAATTGAATATGAAAACGATCTAAGCCAAGCCAAGTTTGACGTTTCTGTTGAGGTTGGCCCGTCGTCATCGTCTAAGCGTGCGGCAACTGTGCGTTCTCTGATGGGCATGATGCAGCTGGCAACAGACCCAGAGACGCAGCAAGTGCTTGGCGCCATGGCCATGATGAACATGGAGGGCGAGGGCATTGGCGAGGTTCGCGCATACTTCCGCAAGAAGCTGATCCGCATGGGTGTTGTTGAGCCCACAGATCAAGAGCAGCAAGAATTGGCCGCCGAACTTGAGCAGCTTGCAGGTCAGCCTGATCCGCAGTCAATGTATCTGGAAGCGGAGGCAGCTAAGTCTCAGGCACAGGCACAGAAGGCTATGGCCGACACAGAATACACGGCAGCGCGAACAGAAGAAACGCGCGCCAAAACGATCGAAACGCTCGCTGGCATTGAACAGAAAGAGCGCTCGAACGTAGTAGACACAGCTCAGAAGCTACAGAACGTGGTTACTGGGCCAGGAATGCGTCAGCCGCCCAGACGCACATAAAAGGTGGGTGAGAATTGAACGAGGATCTAATGGAAATTGAAAAGGCAGAAATCGACGACGACGTTAACCTTCAGGAAACTGAGGCAACGGAGCCAGAAATCGAACTTGAAGATGAGCCAGAAATAAAAGCTGAAGAGGCTGAAATTGATGGCGAATTGGAAGAGGGCGAACCTTCTGAGGCCGAAGCTGAAGACGAAGATGATGTTGTTGTTATTATTGATGGGGAACCGCCTGACCCCGAAGAAGAGGAAGAAGCCCGCGCGCCCGAATGGGTCCGCGATCTTCGCAAGCAGCATCGTGAGGAAAAGAAAACCGTCAGAGAGTTGCGGCAAAAGATTGAGGAGTTGGAAAAAGGGCAAGCGCCTGAACGTCAGCCTTTAGGTCAAAAGCCAACGCTGGAAAGCGCGGATTACGACACCGAACGATATGAGACGGAACTTGCGTCGTGGTATGAAAAAAAGCGACAGCATGACGAACAGCAGGCATCAATTCAAGCTGAGCAGCAAGCTGCGCAGAAGGATTGGGAAAGCAAGTTGGAGAATTTTCACACTTCTAAAACAGCCTTAAAAGTCAAAAACTTTGAAGATGCTGAATATGTTGTGCAAGAAACTCTTAGCGTTATGCAGCAGGGCATGATTGTTCAGGGCGCGGACAACCCCGCTTTGGTCGTTTATGCGCTAGGCAAGAACCCGAAAAAAGCGAAGCAAATCGCCTCAATAGTAGATCCCGTAAAGTTCGCCTTTGCGGTGGCAAGATTGGAGACCAATTTGAAAGTCACAAAACGTAAGGCGCAAGCCAAACCTGAGAAAAAGATCAGCGGCACTGGTCGCCCTTCAGGTTCGGTCGACAACACCCTTGAACGTCTGAGAGCGGATGCGGAAAAAACTGGGAACTATTCCAAAGTTTCTCAGTATAAAAGGCAGAAGCGATCAGCTTAAACTTAATGGAGTAGAAAATGGCTAATTCATTTTCAAAAGAGGAACGTGTAGCGTTCGAAACTATCTTAGAAGGCTTCAACGATGCGTTGGTTCTGTCTTCTTTGGTGTCTAAATTTAATACGGATGGCGCTGAAATGGAGCGTTCGTCTGACACCATCTCACGACCAATGCCATACATTGCGCAAAGTTACGATGGGTCAGATGCAACATCTAACTTCGGTGACAGCACGCAGCTGTCTGTTCCGGCAACCA